ACCTAATCCTTGGGCGCCCTGAAACACTAGGATGCCTTCGAGTTCCACTCCATTCGGTTCACACGCTGCCGCGCAGCAGCTTATCAGCCACTTCTTCATAAGCATCTCTTTGAGGGCTTCGTTCTCCGGGGATCCGATGGTATCCAGAAACTCTTGTATGCGACTGCGACCATCCCATGCCCGTGATTCCATCCATTCTTTTACAGGGTTGTATTCTTTTGCCAGCACCTTGAGATAGTCCGCCACCTTGCTGTGCGGTATGCCCATGTTAATACAACGATTTTCAATCTCGATCAGCGAGGCATCTTCTTTGAGGTCGTCGATGAATGTCATGTTGGGTATGTCGATCTCCATGACCTTCTTGATCACGTTGTACACCACCCGGATGCCCTGGACGGTAAGCACGCCCTGTATGTTCTCTTTAGTATTAAGGTATCTGCCGGTAGAGCTTTTGCTGAAGTCGTAATCAACCGGGATGTCTATGTTCTTCAACGTAGGCATCAGCTCACCTTCTAGCGCCTTCGTTGCGTTCTTGTGGTCGTTATAATCGCCCTTAGTTTCAGGCATCCACACATCGGCTTGGCCATTCTTGCCACGTATCAGCTGGCATGCTTTGACGGCTTCCTTTTCACCCGTGTTGGATTCTGGATCATTGTCCGCAATGAATTTATGCATGCGGTCATTGAAATACTCGAACATCACCTCTGCGACCGGCGATAAGTTGTATGCGTCAAATGCAACGACGACGGGTTGACTGAAGTCAGCATAGTAGGATGCCGCCGTTGCATATCCTTCGGCGTAGTTAACTACGTCACTGGATTTGAGGATCTCACTGCCTAGTATGAAAAAGCTGCCGCTTTTTTTTGAACCAGTAAGAAATTTCTTGCTGCCGTCCTCACTTATATATTGGATTCCGACAATGGTCATCTGAGCGTCGTACATGGGTATCATGAGAGCGCCTTGTTCGTTTTGTTTTAGCCCGTAAGCCAGGACTTGTTTTCTTTCAAGGTACGGGTGGCGTTCTACCGGCAGTCCTTTTTCCCATGCCGACTGCGCACGCTTCGCTGCCTTATTGTAATTCTCAGCCTTCTTTACTTCGGCTTGTCTTTGTAACTCCTTAATTTCTTCTCTCTGCTCATCAGTCATTTTGTACTTCTGCTGATGCTCTGGCTTGAACATAGCTACCGGCTCGGTAGCTGAGATCCTGTAATCACCGATGCGGCCAAAAGGCACGGCTTGATCAGTCCATAACTGATACCACCCGACCAATTTGCGTGCGTTGCCTACATTAATGTATGCTCTGCCAACACTGCCATCATCGACTAATCCTTTCTTTGGATCCGGTTCTAAACCATTCTGAGATAAGAAATTAAGAAACTCGCTTCGCACATCCCCAGAAAAGGGCCTCTCGAAGTTTTTTTGGTTTGGTTTCTTAATCTTTAGTGACATCCCTACTTGCTCTATATATTCATTTGTGTACAATATCATACACATTTATAAACTTTAATCAATTACCGGAGGATCAAAAATGGGATTAACAGTATCAAGCGGAGGTGGCGACTACGAAAGTTTGCAACCGGGCCGCTACAAAGCAGCGTGCTACAAGATTGTAGACGCTGGCAGTCGGATGGAAAGCTTCAAGGGTGGACCAGAAAAGAAAAGGACTCTTGTGTATCTGTATTGGGAAGTCACCCACATGCAGATGGGCGAGGACGGTGATGAGTTCTGGGATGAAATAAAAATGTCCGACGATAGACCTTTTAGTATCTCTAAAAAGTACACCGCTTCATTAAACGAGAATGCAACCCTGCATCTTGATCTTAAATCATGGCGCGGCAAACCGTTTACCGCAGAACAGCTCAAAGCTTTCGACATTGATAACTTGCTTGGTAAGACGTGTGAGCTGGAGGTCATCGGGTACCAGAAGCAGGACGGCTCAGACGGCACAGCTGTCGAGGGTGTTTACAAACCAGACGGTGGCGTTAAGTCCGTTGAGACAGAGAACCAACAAGTCGCGTTTGATCTTGACGTATATGCCAAAGAATTTACCGGCGAGTCATGCCCAGAATCAAAAGCTATGTGTGACGTATGGGACGAGATGCCTGACTGGATGAAAGAGATGATCGAGGAATCTCTTGAATTGAAAGCTGCCAAAGAAAAGGGCGGATCGAAACCAGCACCAGCTGCTGAGTCTGGGGGTCTAGCGGATCTTGCGAAAGACGACGAACCCGAAGAAGAGGACATACCTTTTTAGATGATTTTGCGAATAGGGACCGCACTCGCTGGTGTGGTGTTCCATCTCCGGGCCGAACATCGGGGGTGCGTGTCTCCTAGCAATACTTATGGGTAAGAAAATAATAATCGAATTTGACGAGGATGATGCCGAAGAGATACTGGAAATCATCCGTCAGCTATTAGAGAGGAAAGAACAAAATGGCGAAGAGAGGCAGACCAAAGAAGATTGACTCAGTGGTCAATTCACCTAGTCACTACCTTAGTGGTGACATCGAATGTATTGATGCCATGGTGAGCGCGTTTGGTGAAGACCAAGTGCGGATCTATGCAAAGATCAATGCGTTCAAATATTTATGGCGTGCTGGCAAGAAGCAAGGCGCTACGGATACTGACCTGGCAAAAGCAAGCTGGTACACCAAGCGTGCTGCTGGCCAGGATCCGAGGAGGAGTGATGGAGTTTAAAGTAGGCGTTTACGAAAACGTACCGTACCCAGAGTATGCGGCAATTAACCTAGATGGTGAACCTGTATACCGATCTCACGATCTCACCTCTGTAATTAAGTGTCCTTACACTTGGAAGAATGAAGGCCCCAGAAAAGAAACACCGGCGCTAATAGAAGGCCGGGTACAACACTGTCTGTTCCTAGAGCTGGATAAGTTTGACGACGAGTTCGTCATAGAACCAAACGTGGATCGTAGGACTAAAGCCGGTAAAGAAGAATACGAAGACTTCAAGGCTGGCATAGGTGACCGTACTCCAATCAAGCAAGACATGTACGACGTGTGCATGGACCGTAGAGCGGTAGTGGAAGAATATGTTCCACGTGGAACCGACAAGGTCGAGCTAACTGTTTGTTTTTACTGGCATAATCAACCGTTCAAAGCAAGGTTCGATTGGTATGACGGCAAGAATGTTTGGGATCTAAAAACTGCCCGTGACGCATCGCCAAGAGGTTTTAGAAGCGCCATCAACAGTTTCAACTATTACATGCAAGCAGCATTGTATTTAGACGCTGCCAGAGCCTCAGATTTGCCAGCAGAGCAATTTATGTTCTTGGCCCAAGAAAAGCTACACCCTTATCCTTTTGCGGTTTATACGCTCTCTGGTGAGGCGATAGAGTATGGCAAGGCTAAGAATGAGCAAGCGCTTAAGACGTTGTTAGACTGTAAAGATAACGACGACTACAAACCTTTTAATCTGACTGGCGTACAAGAAGTAACGCTAGGCGATTTGTACTGATGATTTTAGATAAGTTTTACTATCGGCCCTTGCCAGATCACCTGACGTTAGGCGAAAGCGAAATAGAAGGTCATGGTGTCTTTGCAGCTGAACCGCTAGAACAAGGCTCCGATCTAGGTCCTACACATATCAAGATGCCTTTGTACAAAGGCTTTGTGCGAACACCGTTGGGCGGTTTCCTTAACCATTCGGAAGATGCAAATTGCATGTTAGAAAACGTGTATGAGTGGGACGATTATCTCGTTTTTCATCTGTTTGCGACCAGGGACATAGAAGAAGGCGAGGAGCTGACGCTTAATTATGACATCTGAAGAACAAGAGGCCAAATGGGAGGCACATAAAAAACTGTGCGCTGCTCGTATGGTTTGGAAAAAAAGAGGACAAAAAATACCAAATCAAAACATTACTTGGGAGAAATGGTGGGAGAAAATGTTCCAAGACGATTACCGAGAATACACCGACAAACAGATGGCCAAAAAAAAGGGAGCCTAAGCTCCCTGTTCTTTAAGACTGGGCTTACTCCGCACCCCATTTGCTGTAGCAAGCTAGAATGTCTTCTTCGCTAGTCTCAGTCATGTTGTCACCAAAAATCTTTTTTTGTCTTTGGCGAATGTCAGCGACCTTTGCTTGACGCTCGTCAGTCATAAAGTTGCCTTCATCAATCAAGATCCTGACGTAAGTTTTGAGCGCGTCGATCATACCAGCTTCAACCACCCAATCATCACCGTGGATTGAAATACCGTCCGTAGGCACACCGCCTCGCGAAAACTCACAAGTTCCTAACAAAGTCTCTGCATACCATCTACCGGGAGTCTGTTCCCACTCGCCCTCAAGCTTATATTCTATTGCAATGATATCGCCATTGCCCTCATGTGCATATTTATCAGCAGGCTCTCTCAAAAGAACAGCTCTGTGAGGATAAGTGCCAGCTTCTAGGTTGTTGTTTAATATTACTTTTTCCATTTTTTTCTCCGGTTTAATTAACTTACACTTCTTATTATAGCTATTTCCGTGTCCATGTCTACACTTTTATACAAATAAGTACAATTAATTATGGAGCATTTTGCAACAGCTCAATCGCTCTGCCCTTGTCGCACAACCAGAAAACCAGAAGATATCGATCACCCTCGCCAACCGGGAGGCCACGGTGATTGTGTGTGAATGATGGGAAGATAAGACCATGTCCATTAGGCAATGGCTTGAGCTTGCCGTGATTGTGAAACTCTGTACCACCGCCCGTGTAATCACCTGTATTCAACGGCACAACAACACTAATGTCTGCGCTTTCATCGTGGTGCCAGTTGCCCTGCTGCTTCTCTGTGAGATTGTAGTTGGCTATCTGGATGCTGGCAGGATCCGGGCAGCTGCGTTGCCAGATAGACATGATGATTGGGTCTATCACGTTGCGAACCACAAACCACATGTTTTGATACAGCTCTGGAGAGCGCTCTCGCAACACTATCTCTGGGATCTGTCTTAAAGTGTCTTCGTCTTCGTTGCCCTCGAAACCAAAAGTTTTTTTCATGTGTTCAATCTCTTCACACATCATCTTGCACCAGCTGCGCCTAAAGATTGGCATGGTGTAAACTTCTGGGAAAGGATTGCTCAACATCTTATGTATGGGCGTCTTTTTCATCTTACCGACACCCTGCTGTGCTGCATACTTAGTTATGATGGGGAGAGAGTCCTGAACCGCCTGATACGTGTTCTGGTTTATCATCCAATGCGATTGCATGGACAACATGTAATTCTTTAATTGATACATAAGTTTGCATATTGTCGCAAATTTTTATAAAATGATCCACACTTATAACTTATTAAAGTAGTAATATGGATAACATACAACAAGAAGTAA